ATATTCAAATTCTTCTATGCTCCTTTCGACGATTTCTTCGTTGTCTGATGCAAGGACACAAAATTGTCCTGGGTGCATTGAGAGCCTAACATCCAAGCGTCTGGCTGCGTCACCAACTTCTCTGTAGTGTTTCTCGCAGTACGCCACCACATCTGGACGGCTCCAAAAATAACGCCAAGTAGGCTCGGTAGCACAAGGAAGCTGATTGCTACCCAGTCGGACCATACGAAGTTCTGGAGGAAGGCTTCCCACATATTCTACTAACCTTTTTGCTGCTGCTGCGTTGTGTACCATAATATCCCACAAACGCTCTTCTGCAACATCCTTACTTTGTCTATTTAGCCATGCAACTGTTGTTGCACGTTCTGTAAGAGGCCGTTGTAATTCTTCTAATAATTTTTTGGGTTGACGTTGATTATGATGCAAATATTTGCAAGCGAAACCAATACGCTTTTGCTGCGATTTCAAATAGTCACCTGCTGTGGTAAACTTCAAGTCATTCATACTTTTTCCAATTCACGCAACTTGATAAGCGTTGCTGTATATTCATCTACATTCCAGTTGCTAGGCGGGCCAAACTTGCCACGAGTCCTAAACAACACTGCCTCTTCGGTCTCGCCATACTCATAGCCGAGGAAAGTAAGACCTGCATACATCATATAAGTTCTAATCATAATATATACTAACTTTAATTTCTAGAATAGTCAAGAACTATTACGAGACATTTTTTCTAACTTTACCTGTTTTAGTAAAAAACTTTTTTCGCACTTCTGCTAACCCACCTTCTACACGACTTGGATACTTGCCTAAGAAAGTGCCTGCTTCCAAATCACCTTTGCTAATGTGTTCTTTGTGAAAGTGTTCAATGTCATCCCAAACAGTCAACATTGTTTTGCCCATCTCGTCAAAGAAGCCATCTGAGAAAATAGCATCATCTTGTACATAGTAGGCGTATGATGCCATGAGATACCACGGCACCATCAAGTTTATGTTTTTAGCAAATATTTTTGCTGCGTGATCATCCAGCATTGGTCAACTCGTCTATGTTTACAGGTTTAAAATCTGTTTGCTCAACGCACACACATTTGTATGGTCCTTCCGGTGAAGGATTACTGTGTATGTGTCCGTGAACATTCAATATAGGAGCAGTACCAAATCTGTGTGACTCAGCAAGTGTACTTGCGTGTTGTGGCGTGTGACTCAACAACAACCCTATATCACTCATATCCTTCCACAATGCTATGCTTTTGAAGAAAGGAGCAAGGAACTTTGGATTGTCGTGGTTACCTAATATCAAGTGCTTTTTGCCTGGCAACTTGTACATATTGTTTTCCAACCATATAACTTTGTCCTGACCAAACAACACATCACCCAAGTGATATACAGTGTCATTTGGTCCAACACAGTCAACCCAGTTGTCCATCATACACTCGTTCATTTGATCTACACTGTCAAACACTCTAGGAGGTTTGCCAGCATAGTCTTTGAATGTCAAGATTGCTGCGTGATTGAAGTGTGTATCGCTTATTACCCAAGTATTCATAGTACCCTCCTATATGCTTTTTATAGCATTAAATTAATACTATGTCAACCCCAATGTTTACGTACCCAGCTATCATTGGCATCTGCTGGATTAGGTTCACCGTGAAAAACTGCTACGCTACAATCATCTAGTATTTTTGGTGGAGTGTCTACAACAAAATTTCTTTTACCTTTATGTAATTGCAAATCTCTCCTATCTCTCATTTCCCACTTATAACTACGTATCCATTCGTCTGGCCAATAATTGTAGTTACGAATGTTTCTATACATCCAATCTTGGTCACCTCTATTCTTTTGCATATGCATTTTAGGATCTACTTCGAATTGTTTATAGATATTATGAAACATACCAGATTCCAATCTAAAAACACTGCTGTTGATTCTATCATAATTTTTTCTTAGTGATCTATTGAAATCTCTAATAATACAAAATTGTTTTGGTTTGTAGGAAAATAATTTATCTATATTTCTAAATACAATAACGTCTAAATCAAAATATAAAAGCGTTCCTTGAATAGGCAAATCTTTGCTGAAAAACCAAGGTTTGTACCACCATCCATCTACATTCATAGTAGGAAGATCTATAGTGCGTATTTGTTTGTCTATTCCTTTTCTGTTTTCAGTAAAGCAAACAAATTCGTGTGGCACGGTACAATGTCTTTGTGTCATTGCATACAAATTGTTTACATATTCTGCCGAATATTTTTTACCCCATTTTAAACAAATAATATAATTCAAAGTTCGCCTTTTGCTCTCATTTGTGCTCTAATTTTTGTAGCACTTATATTGTGCATCTCTTCACCTAAATCATGTTCTGTAAATGTATAACCTACACCGCGACCATAACTTATATCTACTATGTTTGGCACTCTTGTTATAATATATTTGTCTGCGTATGCATAACCTTCTTTTGCAAGTTCTTTTTTTATGTTTTCTATGACATCAGTTGCTTGGAAAGGATTGTCATCTTGTATCATTGTTCTGCCGCCACTAGCATCTTCTGTTTGTGGTACAGTCCTAACCATAATATGCACTTGTCCTGTTTCGGCTAATGCACGTTTGAATAGTTCTGTATGTCCTTTGTGCCAAGGTTGCCAACGTCCTAGCATTTGTGTTGTAGGTGCAAAATCATTGAACATTTTGTTTCCTAATATGTCTATAGATAGCTTGAGTTAATGTCTCGTCGGTATTGTCAAACCATTCGCTTACATGATAGTCAACACGTTGCGGTTTTTCAAATATTTTGTTTGTATCTTCAAAATGACTATTATCAATAGTATCTAACCAAACAACATAGTCTGCTTCAAAAATGTGGCGTGTAAGTTTTGTAGGGCAAACAAAATCACAAATTACTGTTCTTCCGCAACCTTTTTCAAAGTCTGCTAAATTGCGCATACGCCTTGCCTGACGTATACGTGCTTCCTCGCTAAATTCCCAGTCATTTGCCTGCTTTCGGACAGCGTCTGCATTATACCAAGCACAATCTAAATGCTTTTGTAACCTTTCAGCTAACCAAGTTTTTCCGCTGCCGGGCAATCCCATAATTAAAATTTTCATACTACACTCTATAAATTGCTGAGTTTGCTCCGTGCTCTGCACATTCTACTTCAACACAACGACAACGACCATTTGTCATTTCACTTACAAGTTCATTAGCTTGTTTCCAAGCATGGTAAGCAAAACGCTCTACACCTACACCATTGAGTACTGTGAGTTCTGCAAGACCTTTTGCCTCCAAGTCTTTGAATGTATCCATTTCTGGATCATCCTTGTCCAATACAACTTTGTGATCAAAGTTATCTTCTAGCCAGGCTTTTAGTGGTTTAAGTCCACCAAAGTCAACCACCCAATTCTTTTCATCCAGTTCTGTTGCAGAGAATGTGAATTTGAATTGCAAACTGTATCCGTGTAGGAATCTGCAATGTGAATGTGCTTTAGGTTGTCTAAAGCAGGCACTTAATCCAATGGCGTGCCCATATGTTTTTGTGCTATAATAAGCCATTTATACTCCTTGCGTCTATGGAGTGTGCGGAATATTTATAGTGGGTCGAACACCTAGTCCACTGTAATAATAATACTACTTAGCAGTGTTGTTGTCAACCTGTAGTTCTTCTCGAATACTTTTGAGTTCTGCTGCTACTTCTATTACACCTTCTCTTGTGCTGTTCAGTGTTTTCACCAACAGATGTATGCTTTTCATAGTCCACCACCACCAAATAACTGCTGTACTAAAATACAATCCACAGGCAATAAAAAATAGAGTTTGTATGTCACACAAACCTAATAACCATGTGACCATCAACAGGCCAGTAAAAAAAATGGGCGCCAGTATTGCTGCTCGATTCCATAACAATACTTGACGCTCCAATGCTTCAAGTGTAATATTTTTCATATTGTATTTAGTGAACACATTTTAAAATAATAGTATCACTATTTAAACGCCCGTTTAATTTGATATCTGTTGTCTTGATATTATCCATAAATTTGCGTAGTGCAACCTTGCCTGCTTTCTTAAACTCTTTCAGTGTTTCTTCTGGTTTACGCAGGGTTTTTTGTATACTGTTCTTTTCATCATAGAACTGAAGTGTAGTGCCCTTGACTTGAATAGTTGTGTGTTCGTCTGCGATGTATTTGCCAATTTTGCGGGTTTTGCTATTATATACCCATACTTCTTTAGCATCAATTAGATCTAAAGGATTTACACTGACTAGTTGTAATTTATCATCACGTTCTTTATATTGCACTTTTGCAATCATTTTTTCTTTACTTGGGGGTGCTTTTTTGCGTGGTTTACGTGTTGCTTTAGCAGCATCTATAATTACATCACACGCACCCATTAGTAATTCTAAAGCCTCCAAATAATTTCTTGCATCCTGCTTTGTAAGATGACTGTAACCTTCACGCAACTGTTGAGCCATATCCTGTTCTTTTTCATTTTTTATTTTTTTGATTTGAGAAGGAGTTGGCATATTTTGTATTAGTTGTGCTTCTTCATACTCAGATGCATAAAATCCTTTGATTTTGCGAGCGTGTGCTTGTGAAACTTTTGTTGTTGCAAAATGTTTAACAAAATCAAACCCTTTAGGATCAAAATTCTTTTTGTCAGTTATAAAGTTATCTAGCCATTCTTCAATTGCATCACACGCAGCAATTGCTTGATCACGTATGCGTTCTTGAATGCTAGGTGTGTACACATTCTTTTTTGTTTTTTCTTCTGCTTTCTTTTCTTCGACAACGGCAGCACCTTCTTCAGCAAGTTCTTTGATCCACCGATCGATGCCTGTACGATGTCCTTCTGGCACAATATCTGCTTTATCATTGTCAATTAAAAATGCCGCAGTCGCCCAATGACTCTTCCCACCAATTTTCCAATCTGGTAACTTGTTGATTGCAGTAACCATCTTCTTGTCATAGTGTTTTTTAATGTATGCTTTAACAGTTGTAAGCCACTCCTTTGATTCTACTTCATAGTGTGTATAGTATTGTGCCTTGTGCCAAGTAATACCTTTCATAGGCATAAGTGGTAGCATATTACTGCCGCGACGAACTGCACGTACTGTTTTCTTTTTAGGTTTTGCTGCTACTTTGTTTGCCTTAGCCATTGAACGCTTCCTCTACTGCTTTGATATGTTTGCACTTTTTAAATGCTGGACAATCACAACTAAATCCGGTGTCCTTCATTTCAATGTTATATATGCCTTTGGAACCTTCTGCGTACCAGATTGTACCTACAGCCCAGTGACCTTTTGTCTTAATAATATCACTCGGATAAACTTTAGGACCAAATTTTGCCATTGTGTGCCTCTCACTATTACAAATTTACTTATAACACAATTATGAATAATAGTCAAGTTCTTTACACTTTTGATCTAAATAATCTTTCCAAGCAATGTGTGCATCTAATTTCAAATGCCAGCATTCTGTTTTTTCAAATCCTTTAGACAATCCCCAATACAAAAAGTTTTGATTTTTTGTTATAGGATGCAAGTATTTTTTTGTATCTAGTCTTTCAATGATGTCTTTATTGTTATAGGTTATACCAAGTTCTTCACAAGTATTATACATCAGATACTTAACATTGTTTTTTTCTAAAAATCTTTGTAAATGCCAGGCATATGAAGCCCACATATCATATTCTTTTGTTTCTTCAAACAACAAAGGTGTAATACTATGAACTCGTTTGAATTCTTTACTGCTTGCTATACCAGGATCTTGACCAAGACTTATAGGAAAATACTTAGGATCGGCTTTTGCCATTGTAGTGTGAATATATTCAGACTCTTCTGGATATCTCAATTCCATACGGAAAGGTGATGTCCATCCAATTAGTACAAGGTAATCTTCATTTTTTTTCTTTATACGAGTGAACCAATCTATGCAGGTTCTGTGTATGTATTCATTACTTCCTCCTGGCAAACTCAGGTTCATATATTTAAAATTATTTTTTTTTGCCAACAAAGCAGCATAATTATTTTGTAAATTAAAAAGACTAGATGATTGAATACCATCTAACATTGTTCCATAAGTGTGACTGCATCCAATAGCTACTAATGTTGTCATTTTGATTTTAACTTTTCGTTTAATAAATTTGCAACACATTGTTGTCCTTCGAGTGTGTTGAAATCATAACCTAACTTTTTTACATATTTTTTTATATTAGCTTTGGGATTGTCTACCCCAATATACCGTGTTCTATCAATATGCTTGACCATATATAATGTGTATTCGTCCCAGCTGATTGAATTATCTATATTGTACATCAAGTATGGTATTTCTAGACTTTTCAAAAATTCTTGTACACTAACAACCAAATTGCACCATCTAATATTGGTTAAGTGATGGTCGGTGAGTATATGTTTCCATTTGTGTAATCTTTGAAAATCCATTTCAATTTCTTTGGTATTACTTCCAAAAACAAAGTAATTAGGATCATCGAACCCTGCAAAGAATTCTTTTTTAAAAACTTTTCTTAGCTGAATACTAGCAGGATTACTCCACCCAATTACAGGCAAAAAGTCTTCCTCTTGAGCTGCATATTTTGTTACTAACCTAAAAACACTTTGTGGACCTGTAGTATTAGTGGTCAAATCTTTAAAATTGTATCCTAATTTTTGTGCAAGCAAATATGGAGCATTTTTTTCACCTACTAGTTTTTTATCTCCAAATGCAACAATATCCATTACATATATTCCTCCATCCACGGAATATAATCCAAAATATTTACATTTCTAAATTTGTCACTTGCTTTGGTATTGTTAATATACTTTTGCCAATCGCCTTCGTTTGGTTCTTCGTTAAGTTGATTTTTCAATCCTAAAATTGCATCTACTGCCCATTGTTCCCATTCTGGCAACCCTGCATTTTTAAATTTCACGTGTTGTTTTTCTAACATATCGTTCATCAATTCTTTACGTTCTGCTGGCAAATTTCTTATGTGCAGATTACGTGGATATTCTACAATATTAAAATGTGGCAAACAATTTTGATAACCATGATTGCCCCAATCCCAAGTATAGTGCCAAGTATCATAATTTTCTTTACACCAGTCCAATACATTTGGTAAATCGTGTAAGTTCATTACACTAAGAGTAACGTGTGTATGCACAATAACACCTGTACGTGTTTTGCTAAACTCTTTGAGTTTTTCAATATTGCGTTTGATGATTTTCCACTTGCTAGGATATCTTACATAATATGCTAGATCCTCTGTAGCATCAATACTTAGACTTAGTACAACACCTTTAAATTTATCCCAAATGTCCAACAGTCTATCTGGTATAGTTGTGCCGTTTGTATTGTAATGCAGTTCGATATTTTGACTCCAGCCTTGTTCAATAATGTGTTCTAACCAAGTGTAATGTTCGTCAACAACCAAAGGTTCGCCACCAATAAAATTGATAATTTTTACATTAGGTAATACTTCATCAAAAAAGCCTTCTTCAAATGCTTTAATAAACCAAGGATCAGTGCTGCTTAACTTGCCTATTTTATATGCTGTTTCATCCCAATCTGTATGTGGCACTGTAGGACCTTCTTCGATCCATCTGTGGCTTGCCCAAGGATTGCAACTGCGACACTTTAAGTTGCAGACATTACCTAAACTGATATCTAAATACGTAATTGCCTGTGGATCTAGAAACCCATCTTCACTGACGTTTTGTAAACTTGTATCTATATGTTCTTCATAGATTTCATTTGATGTTTGTCTAAAACTGCGTATGCCATCTTTTTCAAGTTTGAAACACTCGGCACACCCTGCAGGTTGTTCTCCTTTTAACAATCCTTCTCTAATTTTCATTATTTCAGGATCATTGATAAATTCACTGAGATTCTGAGCTGCATTGACCTTATCATTGTATTCTGGTGTATCTTGAAAATTTATACCTGGCATAAACTTTCTTGTTTCTTGTCTACTAAAACAACAGGGTCTGCTGCGTCCGTGTGGATGTGTGCTAAAACTTTGCATAGCGTGATAGCAAAATGTATCAGGAGATGAGGTTGACATTTTCTGGGCTCGCTTTACTTATATTAAAATCTGCTGCACAATGACAGTGTGTTTTAGGACAAACAATGGCTTCAGATAGTTTGATATCAAATTCACCTTGTACAATATTTCCTACTATTGGTCCAACTCCACAACTGGCTTGCTGTATTCTACCATTTGGATGTATGTGCAAACTTTCGTGTATGTTGCAAGTCCATCCTTTAAAGAAGTTTTTACCCTCTGTAATTATAGCATTTGTATCTATTGCTTCTACAGTATCGTCTTGATAATGCACTTTTGCCCAAGCATAGTTTGGTTCTTTGTGTATTGGAATCACTTGCTGTCTTGCACTGCTATTGGTTTTAAAAAAGTCCATTTGCCACTGTTCTTTGTAAAAATATGGATCTGTACTAGGTCTTAATTCGTCATATACTGGTGCATACTCGATCATATAATTATCGCAAGTGTCTTTGATTTTATCACCAAAGTCTACACATTGTTGAAAATGATCGTGATGCATCATTATACGACTACACAAATAATTTTTTTTATCTTGTAAAAATTTGTAACATTGTAAATATTTTTCTTCTTTAGTCCATTCAGCATGATAACTTGCAACAACATCTTCAAACAAGTGGTGATGTTTTTCCCACCAACTTAATGGACGGCTGAAGTTTGTATTGATTCCAACACAACTGCCAGGCCATTCAGCAATTTCTCTAAATTTTTCTACAACTGGAATGATACCTTTCCAAAATGTAGGTTCTCCACCACTTAGATAAAGTTTAAAATATTTGTAACCTTTGTCCTTATAGTGCAACATAATACGCTCTAAAGTGGTTACAATTAAATCAATATCATCTTCGTTTTTATTACGCCCGGCCCAATTCCATTCTGAACAATACGTACAACGGAAGTTACACCAGTCGTTTACTTGCCATACAATACTTACCCACTTGTCTTTAGCTGGTACAATTGCTTTTATGTCTTGCATTCTGTTTCCAATACATAATCTAAAAATGGAAAAATGTCACCAAATTTGTGTTTTCTATATTTGTCATTAATATTAATAAACTGTTTCATTTTATTAATATTTTCAACAGAATATTTATCGGTGTTAAGTGTGTAGTTAATGATTCTTTGAACTGGGTCGGTATGTAGTTTTGTTTTTATCATACGTAAATCATCAAGTGCTTTATGTCTTATTTCTTCAGGCCAGACACAACTGTGTATTTGATCAGGATGTTCAAGAAAGATAGGCACAAAATCTACACGTCTAGTTTGTGTGCTTTCTAACCATTTAATCATTGGCGATACATCAAATATATTCCAAGCCTGATATACAAAATAAATTTTCAACTGTACTTTTTCAGGCAGTGTCATTGCTTTAGCAAAGTTTTCTTCTACCTTGTTCCAGTCTGTAGGATAGCGAATATACATATTATGTTCGCCGTGCCCGTCTATACTCATCTGTATTTCACTTGCATCAAAGAAGTTTAATTTATCGTAAAATCCTTCTGGCCAAGTTGTCATATTTGTAGTCCAGGCAACATAACAACGATTATTTCCTACCTCTACCAATTTGTCTAAAACATATTGATTAGCCTGTATTAGTGTTGGCTCGCCGCCAGTCAAATACAATCGTTCTAGTGTAGGTGCTACCGCATCTACAAAGTCACGAAACTCTTGTGTTTCGTACCACTGCCAATCATGTTCTTCTACACTGCGTATTTCGTGTGCCCACTGGTTGTGTAACCACGTAGGCAAACGTTCCTTACTCATAATCTTTTTGCGTTCTTTGTAAATGTTGTCGCTGCTAACACTCCAACAACTGTTGCACTTTAAGTTACAGTGATTACCGAGCCGAAGTTCTAGGTGAGTAGGATTGCTATGCAATAATGGCGCTTTATAGTTAGCGTTTGCCCATTGCCTACTGCTTTCAAGACCTTTCCCTTCGTGCTCGTAGCAGCGACCACATTCTTTAACAGGTTTGCCTGCCAACATATTTGCCCGTACATCCAGCATATATTGGCTGTTCCAAATATTTTTCCAATCTGTTTTACCTAATACAGCATCTTTGCCATCTACTTGTATGTAATCTTCTCCATAAACATGACAGCAAAGTTTACACCTACCGTCTGTGTTTGTATGTACGTTTATAAATGGATAAACGCAATATGTATCAGACATTCCATTTTCCTTTGCCTTGCCATTCATATTTGAAACTTAAATCTGTATCTCTAAATCTATAAAATTCTTTTTGGTGTTGCTTGAATATTTCGCTATCAAACGCATTGTATGGATCTTTGCCTTTTTTGGCTTCATCACCTTTCCACGCAAGTTTTCTTGCACGTATTACTGCGTTACCGTTGTCTCTTGTAAAATCCATGATTGCCCATACAGGGCTCCAAGGATCTACACTCATTTTTTCTCTACCATCTTCAATCCAATACTTGTCATCCCAACTGTCGTATTTGTCTTGTTGATAGTCCCACCAAAAGTCAGCCGTCCAATTACCTTCATCATCGATTTCAAAATCATATTCTGCATCAAGTGGTGCAGCATTTCTTGCACCCCATTCTTCGTATTCCCAATCTTTTCTAAATTTAAGATTTAATTTGTAACCACCTTTGGTACGCCATAATATTCTCAAAAACGGCCAGATCTCATTCACTAGACTGTCTGCAAAATTTCCAAGGTTTGGCTTAATAATATTATAGTCAAAATCTTCATAATTGTAAACCAAATCATTTAGTCTATCTGGTTGATTAAATTCAATCTTGTAATGCTTTTGTCTTAAACTGTGCCTAGTAGGCAAACTACAGATTTTATCTGTCTGTAGAAAATCTGTAAAAATGCTAAAACTTTTCATTTTAATAAGTTTATGAACAATGCTTGCACGTAAATCTTTTGTAATCCAGTGATCATAGTAATAAAATGGCATTAGATTAAATTTGTTGAAGTTTTGTCCTACAATGGTATCTACGCCTACACTAAATCCAGTGCCCTGACTCACCGCAATCAATCCTTGATTACGAATACGCCATAAAAATGTAAGTGTATCTTCTAATTCTTTTGGACCTTCGTTTGGAAAGCCTACAATCCAATTGGTCATTGCATCTACACCGGCAGCGTGTCCGTCACGGAAATTAGCTTCCATTTCTTCGACTGTTACTTTTTTATCCATTGCATCAAGCACAACCTGACTGCCACTTTCAATGCCGTAATTTAAAACTTCACAGCCTCCTGCTTTTAAATCTTTGTAATATTCTGCATCCATTCGTCCGTCGCACCTTGCATAACCTGTCCAGTGTATATCCAATCCTTTTTCTGCAACACCTTTTACAAATCCACGCAGTTCATTGAGATTACCGTTTACAAGACTGTCAATAAACCAAAACACATTTGTACCGTGTTCGTAGTACATATGTTCAATTTCGTTTAGTGTACTCAGTGCATTGCGCTGACGATATTTCCAAAAGTGAGTTTCTTCACAGAATGTACACTTGGCAATACAGCCACGTGATATTTCACACAATGCTCCGTTTGGAAACTTGTACTTGCTGAAATCAAAATCACTGTAGTCAGGTAAAGGTAAAGTACTTAAATTGTAACGTTGATTTTCTGGCTGTCTTACAATTTTACTAACTGCATCTTCGTTGTATTCAATTGACTTTTGATTTTCAATACTTGCAAGCATTAACAACAATGGTTGTTCGCCTTCGCCGTTCACAACATAATCGTAAACTTCTTCACCTTTGTAGTAACTTGCGTGAGTAGCAGGTCCGCCTACAATAATTTTAACATCCGGCATACGTTTTTTAATTTCTGTAGCCATCCATTTGCAAGGCTCTTCATTGCAATAATACAAACTAAAGCCAACTACATCTGGATTGAACTTTTCCATTTCGTCAATGTACTCTAACAAAATAGGCTTGAGATGTTCGTGTATATCCTTATAATATTCGTCTTTATACCAATGCCAATCACGCAGCGGATTCCAAGGATCAAATGGTATGTCCCATTTTTCATTCAAAAATCTACTGTAACTTTCTACATTGATATCAAAACTTTTACACGCATATCCTGCACGTTTAATGGCACTGGCTAATTTTGCAACATTATATGGTGGAAAACTAGGATCCCACTCTGGTAGCAGTGCAAGACATACTCGTGTTTTCCTATTAACATCATATTCAATTTGCAATTCTTGTAAACCTTTTTGCACAGGCTTACTGTACTGTTGGATTACTTTGAGAGTTGCAACGTGTTTGTCTTCCATAAAGTCTGGTTTTTGAGGCTTTTCTCTTTCAGGGTCTTTGTATTCAAAAAATCCCATTACTGTATTCCTCCTAATTCTGGAAACACTTCGAACACATCTTCTTGTCTAAGTTTATCTACTTTGAAAGTTTTAAATAAAAACATTTTTAACTCTTCTGATCTGTCGTCATTGATAAATTTTAATATGCTTTCGTAATCGTTTTTTACGTGATTGATATTATCAAACTGTTCAAGATACTGCAAATGTTCGCTGTATCTTTTTCTAATTATATCTTTCTTGTGTTCAGGCAAAATACTCAAACGCATATATGTTGGATCAAGCAAAATATTGATACGGATATTTTGTGGTTCTAGTAGTCCTTCTTCAACCCACTCTTTGTGAAAGTCTGGAAGATTAAGCACATTGTATACACTCACAGTAGGAGTAATTTCAAAATACACTTGAGGACACTGTTCTATCATATCTCTACGATTCTGCACAACTGTGTCCCAAATCATATTTTTACGTAGATATTCACCTCTTTGATGATTTGCATCCAAACTGGCAGCAACTCTAACTTTGTCAAAACTATTCCAATACTCAAATGCTGTTTTACGCTTGTAACGCATTTGTGTAAAGTTTGTGGTATAATCCATGGCAACATCACGTTTGCCCATTTCGATCCATTTATCAAGGATGCGATAATGTTCTTCTGTGATAAGAGGTTCGCCTCCTGCCCAATAAACACGTTCCACGCTTTCAAGTAATGGTTCAAGTTCATCCATAAAACTTTTCATTTCGTCACGAACTTTTAAAATTTTAGGATGTGTTAATTCGCCGTACATTTGTTTGTGATCTTCAAACCAACTGCTGCTAAATTGTGGACCACAACTGCGACATTTGAGATTACACAGATTGCTAAAACGGATATCCATATAAGCCATATTAACATCGCCTGCACTACCGTCGTCACTGGTATCCATAACTTTTTGCCAATGCTGTTCAGCAAAATTATTGATACTGCTTGTACGCAGTGTTTGCATTCCGTTTTCTTCTAACTCGTAGCATCTTCTGCATTCTTTGCTTGGTTCGCCTTGCAACATATTCATTCTAATTTGTCGCATTTGGCTGCCGTTCCAGATGTCTTGCAAACTTTGTGTTTGTGTGTTTCCTATTGGATGATCTGGATCGCTCATACAACACGGATAAGTAAAACCCGCTGGCCACAGATGCATATGTACCCAAGGCATCATACAAAAGTGTTTGTTATTTTTTATTTCAGACATATAAATCCTTAAGTTCTGGAAATACCTTTAAAAAGTTTTCGCCTCGTTTCATATCAAGTAATTGCATTTGTTTTCTAAATTCGGGTATTAAATGTGTATCATCACTATTATACATAAAATTAACAATATTGTCGAGTCCGTTATGCAAAAATTCTTTACGCTGTGGATACATTTTCATTTGGTCTATATCTTGCTTTAGTAAATCAATATTTGTTTTTGCAAGATTTTTTAAATGCTCTGGTAATATAGTGCAACTTAACCAATCTGGGCCAACCAGTAGATTACTTAAATTTATATCATAATCTGTAGGAATATCATGTTCAAAAAGATAATTTACAATATATCTCAGATCAACTACATTCAATGCACTAATAGTAGGGTTTGGTTGTATGACTACACCTTTTTCATAACTGTGTTCAAAGTTATCACGTATCCAGCATAGATTTGTAAACACTGTATCCCAGCTTTGCCCAGCTCTTGTATATTCTGCTTTAGATCCTACCTGGTCCAAACTTACACAATAAAAAATCTTATCAAAGTGTTGCCAATAGTCTTTTATGTGTTTGCCTTTTAGGCTTAGACGTGTGGCGTTACTGTTGTATGTCAGTCTCGGTTTGAGTCCACGCTCTATAAGCATATCTAGCAATCTATAATGCTGTGGCATAAACAAACTTTCGCCACCTGTGAAATATATTTCTTCTATAGTAGGAAGTACTTCTTCAATTTCTTCCCACATATCTTGGTGGTTGATTTCTACAACTTCCGGTTTACCATTAATATCTTCGGCCCATTTACTGCTGAAGTGCGGACCACAACTACGACATTTCATATTACACAAATTGCTAAAACGCACATCAAAGTATGCAAGATTCATTTGATCTACAGTACCATCTTCCTGTGTAGTTTGAACAAGATCGTAGTGGTGGTTGTATTCTGTGTTGAATTTGTGTCTATAACTAATAATGCCTTGCTTGTCATAGTTAATACATTTTGCACAACCTTCACTGGGTTCGTTTGCTAACATACGCAATCTCAGTTCACGCATCTTTTCACTATTCCAAGCACCTTTGATTCCACTGCGATTAATGTTATCAACTGGCATATCCCAATGATAGATACAGCATGGATAAGCATCTCCGGTTTGCCAAACACTCATATGTGTCCAAGGAGCCATACAAAAGTTTTCTTTGAATTTAGACAATATTACCTCGTTGCTTTCAATAGTTTATTTTCTATGTCCAACCAACTGATTTTTCTATTGTAAAAGTTGTCATAGTTACTATATAATTTATCTATAAATTTTTGATCAAATTTATTTTTGTAACTCTCGATATCAGTATACTTTATTTTGCTTAAAAAATTACTCGATTCATCAAAATTCTCTACAGATTCTGTTTCAAAAAAATCTTCAAATGTGTGATATCCATTTTCACGCAACAACCAATGATGCTGTTTATTTCCAATAATAAAAAAAGGATGACAATGTACAATAGCTTTGAATGTTTTTTCAGTTAAAAATGTATATCGAAAACTGCTTTCTGTAACAATACTAAACAAACTATCATCATAGTATTGTAGAATACTGTTGTTGTAATTGATAGGATCAGCACTTAATTTGTCAAGTTTTCTTCCTTCATACGTTTTGTTCAAAAAATTCTCGTATTCTGGGTGTAACGATCTTGGCACATACTTCATTACAAAAGTACTTTTAGACAACGAGTTATACATTTCGATATCCAATAAAGGCAGATGATAACTTGTATGAGATTGTTTAAGCATTTTCAATCTATACAAATTAAAATAGAACCAAATCCTATGTGCTTTTTGATTGCGATTCAAACACAAAAACTTTTTTTGTGCATCAAGATTAACTTGTCGTCTATCAGTTGCATTTGCTAAAAACCTTTGATGATATCTTGTAAAACTTTCCCAGTAGTCAATATAAAGAAACTTCAATCCAAATTGATTTTCTAAATGTGTATAACAACTTGTTAATGTAATAACTTTATCTTTGTTTATACGTTGTTTAGATAATTCTTTGAATAATTTTGCGTGATCAATTTCGCCTTCTAATATACTAATTAATACAAGAAACGTATTAGGATCTTTATTGATTTTTTCAATAGTAGGAAAATTAAGTTTCAGTTTGTAAGTTACTGGCATATTTACAGACAACATAATGAATTTTTTGTCTGCATCGATTTTGTCAATCCTATTTAAATTGTAAAAGTTTCGAAAAGAAAAATCATCAAAATGTCCAAACATATTTTCCAAACTGAATCCTTGATCAATAAATTCAGTTTCCAAAGCTGTTTGTCCAAATGGATAAGATTTTATATTAGCTAGAAAGAAGCCGTGAGTCATACTCTATTATACAACAACTATTTCTTTTTAGCAAGAAGTTTCTCTCTGTGTGGTTCCAAGTACTTTGCAACCATATCAAAGAAGGTAATATCTTCACCAGGTACATCTATCATAGTATCTGCTGGTACACCTGCTGCGTTAGCAAACTCTTCTGGACTGTTATCCAACACTGCTTTGCGTAAATCTGTTGCACTTGCTAGTCTTTCGGTTTTAACCCATTCAATTTCTTTGAAATTGAATAATCCGTGTGGCCCTTCCTGGCCGTTGTATTTTGGTAAACTATCAGCAACCCATTTCTCGTCTGTATATAATCGTAGTACAGCATTAGGATGCTTGGCATAGACTTCTGCTGCTAGTGTATACCAACTTTGACTAAATTCTATATGTCCTTTTGCCTCTGGCATAATAGTTTCCATGGCTATCTTTTTTACTTGAGATGGCAGCGGATCTTTAGGTCCTATTGTCGCTGCATTTGTTCCAATATACCAATGGTCATTAGTTGCTGCCTGTTTCCAAGCTGCTTTGTGTCCTTTGTGTGGAGGATTAAATCTACCAAATATAAGTCCTACTGTTTCTTGTGGTGCTTCAAATAACTGTCTTAATCTCATTATACTGTTCCAAATACTGTTTGACCAATCACTTCTGCATCAGCAGATTTTCTCATTTTGTGCATAAAGGCAATGTTAGTGCCACGTCCATATGCACGAGGATTGTTACTGGTAAAATTAAGCCAAGATTTATTCATATCTGGCAAATATTTTATTAATGCTCCTACTACTTGAGCTGCTGTTTGCTCACTCATTCCTGAGAAGTTTCTGCTAGGGCCAGGATCATATCTAGTACCTGTCACTGCCTGAAATTGGTTACGCTGCGTTAACACTCCTTCAATCGTATTAGGATATCTATTGCTTTTCACTCTGTTTAATATAACTGCGGCAACGGCTGCTCGTTCTTGTGCATTTGGACTTGCTTCTGCTGCTGTTGCACGTAATAATAAATTCAATTCTCTGTCGTCAATTTCGTCGCCTAAAAATTGTTGTACAACTTCTTTGGCTTTTCCGGTATTTTGTAACGAAGCTACATCTCCTAAATCTGCACCTCCTGCATCATTACCAGTATCTGTAGGATTTTTCACAGGGTTTTCAGTTGCCATCGCTTTAAGCTCAAAAAGACTTAAATTAGATCCGTTACCAGGAAATCCAAAATCCTTTTTAAATGCTGCAACTGCACGAGCAGTACGTGGTCCAAATTTTCCATCTATACCTGTACTACCTACACTGTATCCTAAATGTTCTAATCTTGCTTGTACTTTTTTAACAAAGTCTATTTGTTCGGAAGGAAAAGGAGGACCTTGTTCTATACCATTGCTAGGATCAAATGCTTCGTTTATTTCACTAAATCTCATGACGGCGTCCATCTTTTTCTTGGAACAAGTTTTACATTGCCGAATTTTTTATCACCACCATAGCGGACACGACCTTCGCCGTTTGTGTCCCAAATGTCTCCTTGTTCGCCTTCTACTTGATCAATGACTTCGTCTTTCATACGTTGTATCATTTTTACAAGTTCTAATATTGCTGCAATTGCTTTTGTACTTTGATTTAGTTCAGCAATTTTTGCTTGCTTGGGTTTACTTACTTTGCTGCTACCTAACCATTGGAAGAAATGTTGTTCGCTGAGACTGTCCAATTGTTTTGCTTTTGCTGTTTGGTTTACATAGGTGTAAATTATATTTTTTAAATCACTCAGTCCGGGCACACTTGCTAAAAATTCATCGATTTTGGATCCGTGTGTTTTTACAAATGATTCAACTTTATCTATAGCTGCTGTGTTTACTTTTACTGGTTTTGTATTGTATACTGGTCCTAAAACAATTACATTTGAATTACCATTGAAGGCACTGAAGTCTTGCATAGGTTCTTGTGAACTATCAGGCATACCAAATTCTGGAAAGTATGCGTGTCCAACTACCATTATATTGGCTTGTGCAATCTGTCTGCCCAATTCGCTGTCTGCTTTTACGTGATAGCAGGTTTTGCTTTTTGGATTAGGACAGAATGTATACACACCATTTTCTTCTGCTGGTTGATCTAAAAATAATCCATCTGCATAAACATAGCCTACAAAGTCGCTTGGTGTTGCACGATCAAATTCATCATACAAACCTGCAAATTTGTTGCCGAACTCTTTACGTGCAGCAACTTCTTCTGGAGTTTTAGGATTGCCAGATTTGTTTATAATAAAATCGGCAACTTCTTCAGCACTTGTAGCAGCCGCACCTTTTGCCCAAGCATTGTGTCCTGCTAATACAAGTGGGCCGCCTTTTTCTGCTCTACCCCAATATATTTGAGGGTTACCATCCCATTTCATACGTATGCTGTTGCTACCTTCTTGTGTAGCAAAATCTTTAAGATGCTCTAGAGCTTCTATAGTTCCTTCGCTGCCGTAGAAAAACACAAGATCTTCTAAGTGGTTAAACGCTCTACCTAATTGTTTGGCTTCTATTAGTTCTTGATATCTCATCTGCTGTCAGCCAATCTATTAATTAGTTCTACGATTCTGTTGTGATTTTTATCTGCTAGAGTAATAACACTTTCTGGTAGTTCTTTACCATCTCTAGCAAAGTCTTCGCGAGCTTTGGCTACCAATGCATCAAAGTCAGGATCGCCTTTTATTGCTGCTATAATACTTTCAACAGTGAAAGTATCCTTTTCTGTTGCACCATTACCTAAAAGCAGTTTGGCTATTTCATTCCAATCATTTGATATTAGTTCATTTGTTTCAGCATTTTGTAAACCAAACTTTGGACTATATTTTAGTCCTCTTGCTCTAGCAATACTAGATATTAATATAGCTCTATCTTTACCACTGTATTGTTCAGTGCCGCCACGTTTAGAACCACGCTGAAAGTCTGGATTGTCTGTAAACATAAAGTCTGTTTGTACATAACCTTTAGAAGGGTCACCGTCAATGGGTGTGCGGAAATGAACTTGATCGCCTTTGTCTGCAATATAGCCGTCTAACTTTTTACGGCCTACATTCATTATATCTTGTTCTGGTACGCCTTGACTTTGTAACCAATCACTAAGTTTACCTATAAGGTCTTGTTTGCTTACTTTGTTTGCATCAGTATTTAGATCCAAGTCACCTGACGAGTTCTTTTCAAAAGAGCCGTCTGGATGATTTTTTCTGCCAGTTGTTCCTAGCCAATCTTCTTCGTCAAATACTAAACCAGTAATTTTTTCTAAGAACTGTATTGTAGGATGGACATCTTTTGTCGCAATACGTTGTGTTAAGGGATTTTCATCCTTTTTGAAAACATTACCACCCATACTTATCTCCTGCTTTAGAGTATTTATCGTATGAGTCAATATAACATATTTTTGATTATTTGTCTATTGTTTATCGACTACTACATCTTCTTTTTGTCCGCAGTGTGGACAATATTTGTAACCACGTTCAATGCAGTATTTCTCCTCCATTGTAGCGTAACTCCAGTGCCCTTTGCACTTACTACAAGTTAGATGCCAAATAATCTCTTTTTGTGCTTTGATCATTATTTTAATTCTCTTTTGAAAAAACCTTCGGGGGAATGAATAGCGGCAATCAATTCTTCCCACATATTTGGATTTATTTCTAAAATGTGTTGAGTATCTAATTCAGGATCATCTTGAGCAATATAAACTAAATCATCAAATGCATACACTTTTAGATCACCGTGTACACCTGTATCATCCATTACAGTGATACATACTTCATCGTGGTCAAATTCTACACTATACATAAAATTATTTAGTAATGGTAGAAGTGCCAGGATTCGAACCTGGTCGAGAACGCTAATCTGGCGCTGAAAGACTTATAAGGCCTCCCTGTGTACCAACACCCACTTCTACAATGGCGGAGAGTGTGGGATTCGAACCCACGGTAGCGTTGCCACTACTTCAGTTTTCAAGACTGACGCCTTCGACCGCTCGGCCAACTCTCCTTTTGGTCTTGGTGGCAGGATTCGAACCTGCGATCTCTTGAACCCAAATCAAGCGCCTTACCAGACTAGGCCACACCAAGATTGGCATCGGTGGAGGGAGTCGAACCCCCGCTTGCGGTTTTGGAGACCGCCGTGCTACCATAACACTTCACCGACAAGAAACTATGTTTCACTCCTTTAATAAAAAAAGCCCCTAACAAATTAATGCTAGGGGCTTATCTCAAATAACTTTTTAAAAAGTCACGTCAAGACATACACCA